GCAGGTATTACCATATCAGGGGGACAGAGGCCCACGTAGGCCCGTCTGCCGTCAACGAGGAGGGCGTAGCCAAGGAGCTGGGGGCAATCCCAGTCGTGGAGGATTTGACCGATAAGAAGCAGTATGCACGGTGGGAGCTGTGGATGGACTTGGCGGGAGCCTTGGGCCACTTTACCCATCATATAGGCACGACAGGCTCATCAGCCTACGAATCAACCGCCGTGTATAAGGAATTGGCGGAAGCATTTATTGAAGCAGGCAGGTGGGGCCACAGATACCCAGACTTCATAGGCAGGGCGCATAGGCATCGCAACTTCGCCATAAAAGTCCCTACCGCCAAGACTCATGCGTGGGTGTTCATCACTCCGGCATGGCAAGGAAAAACGCCGTTCATTTACAAACTGGCAGCCAGACAATCCCAGCCGCAGTTCGGCGGGGTGGTTGTCACCGTCAAAAACAAAATCGTAACTGTGAAGGAGAAGATATGGTCACTAAGAAGAAGCCGTGTTGTAAAGCTCTAGCCCCGACCGTGGATGATATACGGAGTGCGTATGCAGAGGCTAAGGCCGAAATGGAAAGTGTTGTCCCGCCCGGTGCATATACTAAAACAGAACTGAAGGCTATATTAAAGGAGGGGGATGATTGTATTGGGTTTGGAGTCCATAAATTTGTTGATTTGTTGATGAGGAAGGGTAAGATGAAGAAATTGAGGTTGCAAAAGTATGATGCTTGCGGGAAGTTGAGGTATAAGAACTATTATCTTTTCATAAGAGTTGACAATCCAACCTCAACGGCATAGATTCAGATTATGGCACTACACAAACATAGAACCGGACACAAGGGCACGAGAAGGCCCGCACCTAAGAAGCCGACCAGAAAGCCTCGAAAGTGATAACGGTAGCAGTTGATAACCCGTGGGGCAAGAAGTTCATCCGCCTCACTTACCGTGAAAAGTGTGCCTACCGTGCTTGGAAAAGTGCAGGCAAGCCTGATAAGTGGGAAATGATGGAGGCAGACTCCAGCACAGGGCATTTGGCGGGGGAGGTCATAGGCTATGAGACTCCCTTCAGTAAGTGGTATGCGGAACTCAACCCGGAATACAAGTGCCAGACTTTAGAGGATGTGCCATATTGGGCGTTGGATATACAGAGGTTATACAATATGTGCCAGATGACTTCTCTCGACAAGAAGAACACTTCCCTCAACAAACAGTGGGCAGATATGATTGAGGAAGTCGATGAGTTCCCTGAGCGTATTGCCATCTTCTGGAAATACCTCTCTACCTTCGGTGTATGGTTTGAGGGCAAGAACTATACGGTGAAGCAGTTGCTCCATATAGAATCCGCTCCGAATGACCCACCACACTTTATGAGGCATGGCGGAGTCTCAGCCCGCATAATCAAGGAAGGCTTACCTAATAAGTGTATCAGGCAGATAGAGTTCTGGGATAATACTATGGCAACCATATATTGCCACCCCAAAAAGAAGTTCCACAAGGGGATAGTCTGGGTGAAGCCGGAGGATAACAGGTGGGATTTGGGCAGGTATTATTTATTGGGTGAATACAATGGATTCGGGAGTAGGGTGAAATGAGTTGGAGCGAAGTAAAAATCCGAGCCTATAATGCCCCCCCGGAGATGGGGGGGCGTAATGTCTATCTTTTTGCATGGCAAAGGCGTGATGATAAACTCTTTTCCTTCAAAAAGCCCTTTTCCCATATAGAGGGTCTTTTAGAGGAAATTCCTGAGAACCAACACAGTGAGCCTTTTGCCTCTTTGATGCCGTATCAGGCACAGGAGTTAATAGATAACCTATGGAACTGTGGATATAGACCAAGCGAAGGGGCTGGGAGCGCAGGGTCTTTGAAGGCGACACAGGAACATTTGGGCGACCTCAAGACTATTCTGTATCACAAATTAGGGATAAAAGGGGGGGCAGGGTGAAATGACATGGCTCGCCCCCTAGTCCTCCCAAATGACCTCACCCCCGATTTCGGGATTCCCTGGGTCAAGGATTTTCAATATACCGAGAGACACGGTATCCAGCTACCCATAGGGGAGGATGAGGTCAGGAGGCTCCTGAAACTCAGTCCTCGCAACCCAGAGCGCAAGCGGTTCGAGTATCTGTTGGCCCTGAAGGAGCAACAGCCAGCCATGCAAGACCTCGACCCTGTGCAGAACGGGTGGACACTCCCCACATGGCATAGGGTGTTTGAACTGTGGGATGACACGGATATATTCATACTTTTTGGCGGAAGTCGCTCAGCCAAAACAACCCTCGCCATGAGGATAGCCATATGGTTGTGCAGGGAGGTTCCTGGGTGTATAATCAGGTGCTTTCACAAGACAAAGGACAGGAGTATAGAAGTCCACCACAACATCATCTTCGAGAATCTGAGGGCAGATGAACAGTTGTTGAAAGACACAGTATCCAGAGACTTCAACTTCTGCTTCCGGGAGGGAGACGGATTCCCTAAGAACTATGTGAAGTTCCCCAAGCAACCTGGGGACAAGAAATCATCCATCATATATCTCAGTAATTACCGCCAGTGGTTTCTGGACAGGGGGCAGTTCGAGGGGACGAAGGCGCACCTCTGGGTGTTTGACGAGGATGTGCCACAGCCTCTGTTTGAGACTGGGAACGGCAGGCTATCGGACTACGGAGGGAAGATAATCCTCCCCTATACTACTCTGTCTGGGTGGACATCGCTGGTTACGGATGTCTTACATGGGGCCGAGACGGTGGAGACTAGATATTTCGCCCATGAAAAGAAAATCCTGCCATATGAGCAGATTGCGGCGAACTGGCCGAGTTGCCGGATACTGTATTTCTGGAGTGAGGATAACCCCTTCTTTGATTTCAAAGACCTATACCGCAGGTTCGCACACAGGCCCATAGAGATACGGCTGGCGAGGTTCTGTGGTATCCCGACCAAGACATTCTACCCTGTATTTTCCATATTCACTAAGAAGAGTCATGTGATTGAGCATGAGGAGATACCCTTCATACGTGACCCTGAAGTTCCTGTCACCCGCTACATGGTGGCTGACCCTGGGGCGAATAAGAACTGGTCGATAATATGGATAGGTGTGACCAAGCCGACCATCAAGGCGATAAACCCCAAGCCTCATATTTGGGTGTATGATGAGTGGCCGGATTTGGGGTATGGGCCTTGGGCTATTCCGCACGTGAACGCCGCCGGAGTGCCTGTGGGCAAGGCTGGCCCAGCCCAAGAGGACAGGATTCAACTCTCTCCTGCGGAAAAAATCAAAATGTTTCTTGACAAGGAAGGGGGCGATACTATATTCGAGCGCATTATTGATGCGAGGGCTGGGGCAACCAAACGTGAAACCAGCATGGGTGTCGAGACTATTATACAGCAATATGCCAACGAAGGATTCATTTTCAGACCAGCCAGGGTGCTTGGTAAGGGGGAGAAAGAGATACTGCTAGGGATAGAGAAGATTGATGATTTATTGTATTATGACAAAAATAAACCACCACAAGACGGGAATTGGCCTCATATAAGAGTCTCTGACAGATGCGAGAACACAACTTATATGTTTGAGAATTACGCAAACTGTTCAAGGACAGAGGCTTGCAAAGATTACTTCGATGTGATTCACTACGCTGTGACCACAGGATTAGACTTTATTTCGGACGGGTATTCCGAAGTTACGGGAGGGCACGTATATTAGAAATATATGGCCCACGAGACAAAATTAAATAAAGCATTAGAGAAAACACCTGCTGGCGGTATCCCTGATATTGAGGAGCTTTCTAACCAGTATCGGTCGGCTGTTAACTCCTTAGGAGAATGGCTGAACCGGCAGGATAGGAACACCGACATCCGTAGGACACGGTGGAACGGCCAGAGTGATGATGGCCTGAAGTGGCAACGCAATAGAAAGGATGGCAGAGATGTCACGCCGTGGGATGGGGCGAGCGACCAGAGGATTCCCTTGGCTGATGAGCAGATAATCCACCATATAGCCATGGGTCACAATGCCGTCAGGAAGGCCCAGATAACCGCTATCCCGTCCAACGGTAACAATATGGCGAGGGCCAGTATAGCGGGGAATGTGGCTCGGTGGATGATAGGGACGCTTGTTGAGGAGTATTACGATGTGATGGATATGGCCATAGGTGACATGGCGGAACACGGGTTCATGGTGACAGGACAGTTCTATGTGAAGGAGGATAAGAAAACCTCCGTGCGCCTTGGGATAGATACTATGGACGAGGAGACATTCAAATTACTTATGTCCTTCGCCGGTATAGAGATTCAGCCGGATAATGAGATAGCGGTGGAAAGCACTCGCTCCTCTATCAGACTCAGGCTCAAGAAGGTGGCTATCTCCCTCGGCTCGACCGAGGACGACATGAAACCGGAGGTGCTGAACGATATGATTGAGAGCCTGCTCTCCAAGGGTGAGGCATTTATTCCCATAGTCTCACAGAAGATTGACCGTCCGGTGATTATGCGATTTAAGCCGAACAAGGACATCGTGTTTCCCAGATACACCCGCGACCCACAGAAAGTCCCCTACATATTTATCAACGAGTATGTGACCCCGCAAGCTCTCAGGGCAGGGGTGAGACAGGGTGAGTTGAATGAGAAATGGGTGGAGATGGTGATAGAGCAATACAAGGGGAATTGGGATACCGAGGACAACACCTCAGTCACCGAGGGCGCGACAGCCTATGCTGAGCATTTAGAGGCTAAACAGAAAAGTGGATTGGTGAAGATAGTTCGGATGTTCCAGATTTTAACAGATATAAATAACGTTACGGGTGTGTATGAGACTGTGTTCCATGAACTTCTGACAGAGGGAACAGTCAGAGGCAGGAACAGAAAGAACCTTTATGGTAAGCACGAGTTGCTGGGGTATGCCCACGGCGAGTTCCCCTTCTCGGTGACTACTTTGGATGAGAATACGGAGACTATCTACGATTCCCGTGGTATCCCGGAGATATGTGAGACTTGGCAGAATCAATATAAGCGTGAAGTGGACATGACCACGGATGCCGCGAACATGGCGACCCTCCCGCCCCTTGGCCACCCATACGGGCGTTGCCCTAAGAGTTGGGGGCCAGGCATCAAATACGCCTATCGCATTGGTGCAGATGAGGTTAAGCACGCAGAGCCACCGAAGGCCACCTCTCAGACGGTTGAGGTGAGGCAGGAGATACGCCGACAGTCTGACCAGTATTTTGGAAGGAAAGGGGAGTTCATAGACGAGATAGAGGCCATGAGCAAACAGCAGTATTTCATAAACAAAGTCCTGAATCATGCCAAGAAAGCCATGACACAGATGTTTGTCCTGCTTCAGCAGTTCGGCCCATCGGAGATACAATTCAGTGTGGCAGGAGTCCCTGACCCGCAGGTATGGAATAGGGAGAAACCGGATGAGGAGTTTCGCTTCTACTTGACATTCAATCAGTTAGAGGCCCAACCAGAGCGCATGAAGGATGTGATGGACTCCATGATTCAATTAAAACAGATGGATACCCAGGGCAGGATGGGGACGAATGAAATGATAGACATAGGAATGGAAATGATTTCTCCGGTATTTGCCCAGAGGGTCTTGCAATCTCAGGAACAGAGTATGTCCGAGAGCATCGAGCAGTTCAATGCCATCATCACAAATGCTCACGCCGGACTTGACGTGGACTTCCCACCCACCGGCCCGCACGAACTTTGGGAGGAGTTGCTTCAAGTGTATGTGCAGGATAATATAGAGATATTGCAAGGGCAAACCCCTGAGTCGCAGAAGTTTAGGGAGAAGATAGAGAAGCTGCATCAGGAGCTACAATTTCAGAGACAACAGAGAACAGAGAACGCAATGGCGGGTCGCATAGGAGCCAAACCGGGTAAGTTTAACTCCTTCTCGCCTGAACAAATACAAACACAGGGAGGACAATAAATGAAAACTGTAACTGATAATTGGGGAATCCGGCATAAGGTAACCACTCGATGGTTCGAGCTGGCCACCGAGGATGAAGCAGATTCTAAAGCAATCTCAGACCGCAAGGACGAACCGACAATAACCTTGGACGTTGTGGAACAAGAGCTTGGTATTGAGGAGGATAAGGAATAATGGCCGTTAGAAAGAACACTAAAGCGTTGAGCCAGAAATCATTTGCAGAGGCTATACAGAGATTCTTGGGAGCGGGCATAGAATCTGAGCAGGTTGACCCTGACCAGTATAATATGGCCTGCTATATTCTTTTGGAAAGTCCTCATTATAAGATACTTATGCATCAATGGCGGGATGAGAGGGAGAATTATCTAGGAAAGGCCAGAGCCGCCAAAGAACCAGAGGAGCGGACATACTGCTTTGCCTGCGCCGAGGTATATAAAGACATCATCTCAGACACCCTATATGCTGCTAAAGAATACGTGGAAAGTGCAGTAGAACAAAAAAAGCAGATTGTTTCTTGACAACTATACTATTCGACCCAAGATACCACACAATTAAATGCCACCCCTCGGTGGGGTGTAATAAATAGACTGAAAAAATGGCAGAACAGCCTGCGGTTGAAGGTGATGGGGTCACGCCACCCACACCAGACGCGACAGAAGGCGCGGTTGAAACAGACGTTTCTTCATGGGAAGAACTGAATCAAGGCAGGTTCGACGAGGATGGTAACTTAACTGTTACCGTAATAGACGACCCAGCTATTGAGGAAGAGAAGCCTGCGGAGGAAAGTCCACAGTCTGAAGGCGAGGAAGAGGTTTCAAAGGAACCACCTGAGGCTAAAGCCGAACCTTCTGTTACAAGCGATAAAACGCAAAATGTTCTTTCACAGTTAAGCGAACTTACAAAAGACCTATCACATGAGGAAGCTGTTAAAGTTTTCAGTGAATGGGCTCCGAGCAAGGAACACGGGTTGCTCAAAAGGGTTGACCAACTTACGGCCAAGAGTTATTCTCTCGAAGATAGACTTCGGCAGAAGAGTGATTATATCAAGAATCTGACGAATGAAGACCCTCTTCGAGGCCAAGACTCCGATTCTCTGGCCCACGTTAAAGACGTGGAACAACTCAAAACTGAGTTTCAGGGGATGGAGAGCCTGAGAAAAGAAGCCCAAGAAGCCGTGTTCAAATTAGAAAGACCGGAGGATGTAACCAAGTTCAGAGGCGAGGAACGCAATAAAGCCGACCTTCAATCTGTCGTGGCGAAAGCCGAGGAACTTCTGGCACACGGTGGCCCATTCGATGCGAAAATCAATGAGTTTCAACAGGCTGAGAGTGCAAAAACTCAGAGAGGGGATTTAGAATCTCAACTTTCAGAGCATTATACATGGATGCAGAATAAAGAATCTGCTGAAATGAAGTATCTCAGTAATGTGGTAAGCGACCCGGCGATTGCGAAAGCACTGGAATCAACGCCAGCACTTTTATCTGAACTAGCGATGTCAGTAAATGCCAGAAGCCAGTTCGACAAGAGCCAACAGATTGCGCCCAAAGGTCAGACAACCCCTCCCAAGAGGTCGAGCGTATCGGGGACAAGCCCTGGGGACTCCGGTTTACCTGCTGGAGCAAAACACACCGACCAACAATGGACAGAGGAATTGAAGAAGTGGAGCGAGACTGGTGATAATCGTGACGTTGAAAAACTTGTAGGCGACTTGGAATTTCCGAGCGATTAAGGGTCGCTTGCGGGATTCCGCGAGACTGTGCCAACCCAAGGTGGTTATGACCAATAAAATAATCAGTCTATGGCACAAACAACTACTAGAAATGCTAGTGGGATTCGAGAGAGTCTATCTGACCTACTCGCTGATATGGGTAAACACGAACTGCCCCTTACAACTACGTTAAACAAGTTTAAGGTATCGCAGGACATTTACTCATGGCAGACCGACGAGTTCAGTAACCCGACCATTGATGGAACGGACGAAGGTTCGGATACCGTCAATTTCGACGACCAAGCTAAAGACCGTATCGTCCTGACGAATTATACTCAGGAAGAGCGGAAGAAGTACGCCGTAACAGACCATAAAGAAGCCGCGCTGACAGCCGGAGTTCCTAGTGAACTTGGGCGGTCGCGCATGAAGGCACTTTATGAGCTGAAATCTAATATGGAGGCGACGATAGGGTCAAATAATGACAGGCAGATTCAGGGGGCGGCAGGAACACCTTGGAAAACCAGAGGGTTTTTCGACCAGGTGGATTCGGCAGGCCCGTCTGATATAGCCATCACTCATCGAACAGACACACTGGCAATAGATAATACAGCAAGCGCGAGTTTCACAGAGGATATGCTCAACATAATGTTGCAGGCAATACATGAAGAGGGATTCCCGAAAGAAAACCGCTTAATATACGTCGTTGGCCCTACAATGCGTAGGGTCTTGTCTAAGAACTTAGCCCGAATGGAAGGCTCAACCACATCAGTCAACTATATGTTGACCGACACGGTGAAGCGTCGGACGGCTACGTTAAACATTAACTTCTACGACTCCGATTACGGATTCCTGGAAGTTATCTCATCAAATCACCTGCGCCGCACTAGCGGTTCCGCAATAGTGGCTCAATCACGGGTAGCCGGAGCTTTAATCAATAGAAGTTTCTTTGATATAGCCGAGTTTATCCCGATTACGCCGCTTAAACTCCCGAATCAGGGAGGCGGCCCCCGCGAGCAGTTCAAATGGGTAGCCGGAACACGGATTACCCCAAGAGCGCACGGCAAACAGGAACCAACAAGCTAACCCCAAGGAGGTAAAATACAATGGCAGATACAGCAACTACATTAGGTGTTAAGAATATACTAACACCGCTACTCCCCGAACAGGTTGGCTTTGAGGCTACGCACGTGTATCAAATTGATTACACGGACGTAAATACAGGTTCAGGTTCCACTGACACCGAAACCGTCAAATTGATGGATACGCCCGCTGAGTGGATGGTCACTCATTGCGTCGTTTTTGTCGCAACGGCCTTCGCCGGAGCAGGCAGTCAGGTGTTCAACCTATTGGTGGGAACCGATGGCGACCCGAATAACTTCATAACATCGACAGATGTGTTTACGGCAGGCCCGATTGTTTCGGCTGTCGGAGGCGCACCTATCACATTGACAGGTTCTTTTGGAACCGCGTCAGATGTTATAAGGGCTACATTCACCAACGTCACGGCAGGTGCGCCTGATGAGCTTACTGCTGGTAGGCTCTTCATATACATAAGGCTCATCGACTTCACCAACTACGTGTCAATCGCAGGAGCGAACAAGGAATAACGACAATAACAATTAACCTATGATTTGTAATGTCCCTCCCGACATACTCAACATACCCAGAGAGCATGGGGGTTCAATCCCCCCTAGCTCTCCCTATTTAAGATGCCGACACTTTTAGGCGATATAGCACAGAGGCAGGCGATAGCTCCAGTGATAGGGGCCGACCCCGCATATATGAGGAAGCTCGAACAGAGCATCCGGTGGGGCGAAGGGATAGAGAACTACGTGGAGCCGATGGTGGTGGAACCGGAAAATTACACACCTACAAAGCAAGTCAATGAAGATGAGGGTGAGGAGATATTCACGGAGGCAGAGCAGGTGGACTTGGAGAACGTAATCATATCACATAATGACTTTGAGAAAGCCAGATGGGAAGGTGGCTACGGCGAGCAGAGGATGGCTGATTGCAGGGCGGAGAACAGGGAGGATGGCAATGTGAAGAAGGAGGGGATAGGGCAAAAGATGATTACCTTGCCTCAGGAGATTTGATGAGATAACTTCCAGGAATCCGTAATCGGAGTCGTAGAAGTTAATGTTTAACGTAGCCGTCCGACGCTTCACCGTGTC